CATCTGAAATCCGCTCCTGTCAGTTCCTTCAAGATCTTCACCAATTTCTGCGTTTCTTCCCAATCCAGCGCCACGCCTGATCTATGTTGTAACTGAATGCTCCCATTGTTACACCCTCGGTATTTCATCGAATATCCTCTTGACCGCCATACGGTCTTCCCTTGATTGGATCACTACAAGAGCCCGATCCAATATGTTGCCCGCCCTTCGTGCCACTTCCGCCTCAACATCGTCATAATCAATGATCTTCCGGCATTTTGCTTCCAGTTCCTCCGGAAATATCCCCGGAGTATACTCTTCCTTTCCACCTTTCAAGTGCCTATCACCATAGAAAACAATGCGGTCATTCTCGTCCAAAAGTCCGCGCCGGATCCCCCAGTTAAACAGTATGTCTGCCTGATCTTTCCGGAGGATGGCCGGCCGGTACTTCTTGTTTGATGCATCCTCAAGAGCCTTTTGCAAATGATCCGTGATATCCTGCTTCAGGGCCTCTCTGACCGTCAGGCGCTGCGGCGGGTTCCTTGCATTTCCTTCCTCGCTCATCCGTCCCCCTCCATCGTCAGGAGTTCATTCATTCTCATAATGACCGCCTTATCCCCGAACTGCAGCAGATCGTCTGCCAGATCAAACGCCAGCTTGATGATCTTTTCCCTGTCATCTCCGTGGCGTTTCGATATCTCCCGGATCACATAAGCAAGCCCGATCGTTAAATTCATCATATCCTTGCAGATCGCTGTCTCTCCCGCAGTTTCGTAGATCCTTACATCTGTCAGTTCTTCCGCAAAATAATGTGCAAACGCATCCCACATTTCCTCCGGAATTCTCTTTTTCAATTCACTGCAGACATTCATTATTTCTGCTAATACTTCCGAGCTTTTCCCTACGATCTGCACTTTGCCTTTTTCTGCTTTTATCATTTCCCATCATCCTCTTCTGTTCCGTTCTGGTGCCTGCGATAGTCGTTCTTGGGGATCCCTGCTGCCGTTTCTTCCGTCTTCTCTTCCGCCGGTTCCGGCAGTTTCAACTGCTGCCGTTCGTCCTTGTCGAGCTGTTCCCGGATCTCTGCCCGCAGTTCCAGCAGTCTCACGTTCAGCTCCTTGCGGATGAGATCCTTTGCTCTTGGGAGTATCTTGTCCAGTCTTACATATGTGCCATTCTTTCCCAAATGCAGCTCCCGTTCGTCCAGCTCTGCCAGCAGCTGCTTGATATATTCATAGACTGCTGCCGTGTCTTCAGCACCTTTCAGTTCTTCGATCTCAATCATTCCCGCTCCCCCTTTCCTGTCACGTAGGCCACCCCCGCCGGTATGATCAGCAGGAGCACTTCACCCTCTCCGCACACGCTGGAAAGCCATACAGACAGAACCATACCCGCTATGACCGCCAGTTTCTTCAGATCGATCTCAATCGCAATCTTTCCATCTCTCATTTTCTGCCATCCCCTTCCATCTCGTCCCAGTCCTTCAGGATCTCTTCCAGTTTCTCCACTACCATTTCATAGACCGTGACTCTTGCCCTTGTTGCTGCATAGTTCTCTGCCTGCCATCCGGTTTTGTTCTCATATGCAGGCAATAATCTTCGGTTGTCCTTTGCCAGGTCTTTATAGATCAATACCTGTAATTCAATCCGTTCTCTCGGTGTCATCGTTGTCTTCATACTCAACCCTCCGCCGGTATCCATATGATCTGCACATAGTCGCCGTATGTGTGCACCCAGTCCCATGCGCGGTCCATCGTATCTCTATACACATCGATCGCCGTACCGTTCCGGAGTTTTCGATGGCCGCCCACATCCCGGCACTCCATCGTCGCGATATACTCCCCATCCAATGTCAACAGGATGGCCATATCACCCAGATGCTCCCGATTGCTTGCAATGATACCTTCATACGGTATCGTTCCGTCTGCGGTGCGGTGTCCGGTTGGCAGATAACATGTGCACCGGACTGTCTGCGGTTCCTGCAGGTGTGGTGCTATGATCTGCAAGCAAGTGCACGCTGCTGCTATCATTTCTGCTATCATGCGGTCTTCTTTCCTTTCTTTTTCCGGCAGGACTCTGCGATATCTCCGATCTCTATGCCGAGCACATCCGCAAAAGCCTCCATCTCATACGCAAGACATCCCTGCGGTGTTCTGAACCTGCGGTTTATCGTCGCGTAAGGCACTCCGGTTCTCTCTGCCAGTCGTGCTACGCTGCTGATCCCTGTCCGCATCATCCCAATCCTGATGATCTGTTCGAATGTAGTCATCCCGCCTCTCCTTTCTTGATTTGTGCGATATGTTGTGCTATAATGCACTAAACGGCACAACATATGCTGTTCCCCAAAGCACCCCGATAGCTTGCAGGCACTGGTGGGTGCTTTTTTTATTGCACTTTTGCAACTTTAAGTTGTCGCTTTAGGCACAAAAATATAATCTATAGGAATTTTATAGGTATTTGCCAGCGCGATCAGTTGAATTGTTCCAGGTATTACTTGCCCATTTTCCCACTTTATCAGAGTGGTGCGATTGATGCCCAGAGCCTTTGCCGCTTCCTCTTGCGTCATACCAGCATTGACTCTAGCCGCCGCAATGGTGATCTGAAATGGATCCATTTGCGTTCCTCCTTTCTTCAGTTGTGTGGTGCTCAATAATTATATTATGACAACTTTAAGTTGTTGTCAATAACTTTTTGTTGTTTTTTGCAACTTTAGCGTTATAATATTACTTGAAAGGAAGGTACAAAGAATGACGATTATCAATCCGAACCAAGAAGCAGCAGATACAATAGCGAAAAATATCAATAAGTATATGAACCATTACAAAATAAGCAGAAAAGAGCTTGCAAAACGTCTGGACGTAACGCCTTCGACTGTAGGATATTGGTGCACAGGGAAGAAAATACCAAGAATGAATAAAATCGATGAAATGTGCAAGATATTCCACATCCAACGCAAGCACATCGTATCAGATCAGCCTTTTCGGATCGGTAGAGTAATGGGCGTAAAGGTATCGGATCAGCGCATGGTGCCAAAGCTATCATTGACGGCACAGAAGCCAGAACCACTTCCGAAAATATCAGATGCAAGACCGCAGGCCATCGGTGAAATGAGCCACGAAGAAGAAAATCTGATAAGAATGTACCGTGCTGAAATGTATGGCGACATCATCACATTGATGGTGGATAAAATGAAAGAAAAGAGGAAATAATAATGGCAAACGCAAAGAAACTCTCATCCGGCTCCTGGCGCGTCCAGGTGTTCTCACATTATGAAATCGTGGACGGTGTTAAGAAACCGCGCTACCGCTCGTTTACCGGCGCCACGAAGGCCGAAGCGGAAATGATGGCCAGTTCCTTCGCAAATGACAAAAAGCGCTATTCCCGGGCGAATCTGACCGTCTCTGAGGCTGTTACGAAATACATCCAGGAGAAGGAAGGCGTGCTGTCCCCTACCACGATCCGAACCTATGAACAGATTGCCAAGACGCATCTGTCCAAGATCGGCCCGATCATGATCGATTCTATCACCAACGCCGATCTGCAGAACTGGATCAGCAGCCTTTCCGTCAAATTATCGCCTAAAACCGTCAAAAACATATATGGCCTTGTACTGCCTGCCATATCATTCTATACCGAGAAGGCATTCAGAGTCACATTGCCGCAGCGTGCTCCGCAGCAGTACAACATCCCTACAGATGCAGATGTGGCTCAGCTGATCCAGGAAGCCCGCCCAGATCTGAAGATCGCCATCGTTCTCGGTTCGTGCGGTCTTCGCCGTGGCGAGGTCTGTGCCTTAAAATATATGGATATCCTGCGCGACTTCTCCTCGATCTACATCCACGCAGATATGGTACTCAACAAGGACGGTGAATGGGTATATAAGAATATGCCGAAGACTTCCGACAGCGTGCGCAGTGTGGAACTGCTCCCGGAAGTGATCCAGATGCTCGGAGACGGTGATCCGGATGCCTTTATAATATCATCCACCCCTGCTGCCATTTCGGACGCTTTCAGCCGCCTCCGAAACCGTCTCGGGATGTCCTGCAGATTTCACGACCTGCGGCACTACTCAGTCTCGATCATGCATGCCATCGGCATCCCTGACCAGTACATCATGCAGCGGCACGGCTTTTCTTCCGATACCGTACTCAAGAAAGTGTACCGGAACCCGCTTTCTGACAAGTCCAACGAGTTCACTGCCAAGACGAACGACTACTTCAGTCACAATGTACTTGCGGGAAATGGCGGTTCGTGATACTATAGCCGTGTTGATTTGCTGCAACATATCACATGAAATATCACACGGTATTTCTGGAAACACTATAAATACTGGTACTGCGGGCATTTTGCGACAATGTTCAAGTCCCGCTGCCGGCATAATCAATAAAGTCCCGTAAACATCGTGAATCTTCGATGAATACGGGACTTTTTAGTTCTTTAGTTGATAGATTTTCTATCACATTTGATAGAGTTTTTATCACACATGTGATACTTTTATCACACGAAATATCACACGAAAAGAGGCGGTTGCCCGCCTCTTATTTTTCGGTTATGCAATATTCATTTTTTCCATCAGAGCCTCCTGCAGAACCTTCGAAAGATTCAAGCCATCTTCTCTTGCTCTTTGTTCCAACCAGGCCGGAATGCTCACATTTTTGCGAACCGCCTTCGAGTTTACTTTCCTGCGATATGCATCAAGATCGATATCTACCATAGTTACCATATCTTCTCCGCATCCTGCAAATCGTCCCTGCGCCGGATCCACTTTCTCGCTTGGCGTTGGATAATCCTCTTTTTCCATCAGATAGCCGCCTATATAGTCTCTGGCCATCATAATTGCATCTGCGATACCATATCCCTCTGTCATTCCGTCGAGATCCGGAATATAGACCAGATAAGTATCTTTTTCATCTTCTGTTTTTGTAATAATTACCGGATATGCTAGTTTCATATATTATCCCCTTTCTTGTGGGCTTATTTCAGCCCCCACTTTGCTAGGATTGACTTTGCTAAGTTCTCGTTGATTTCTTTGTGTCTAGGAACTTGTTCTTCATCCTGTCCTCTTTTGTAAACATCGTGTCTTGAACCGTTCCTTGCTAGTGTGAAGCCTGCACTTTCGAGCTTCTTTATTAAGTCTCTGCGCTTCATCTTGTTCCCTCCTTGTGATTATATAATACACAATTTTTGTGTATTTGTCAATGGTTTTGTGTAAACTTTACACACTTTTTTTGCGCAAAAGTTACTATTCACAACCTTTTATCCATAATTCCATTCCAAAAAGGCCACATTTTTAATGCAGCCGTCAAAACTTAACCTTTCTGGCATAAATCAGCCCAAAATTTCTTTTACTGTATAGGGATTCCCGTTACACGCCCTGATCAGAGCTTCTATTTCATTAATGCCATTTCTCCGGCATGTTTCGATGTATGTCCGGATCACTGCATAATCATCTGCCCGATCTGCTGATTCAAACTGGCCGGATATCTTCATTTTTGATTTCACTGGTCGAAGGCTTCTTTCTGCAAGATTGTTCGTTGTTGGCAGTTCAAAATCCTTCATCCACATAAAATAATTATCATAATGCTTTCGGATCCGTTGGATCAATGTCGCTTCCGGTTTCTTAAAGAATCGGTTATGGTATTCTTTGTTCGTTTTTTCGGCCCGATCCAGGATCTCATCGATCTCTTCTTTTGTCTTATTTATCCGTTGCGTACTAAATCGCCGCCTGCCTTCTTTTTCCAGTTTTTTCTTATCACTGATCAGATCCGTTATCAGTTTCTTTAATTCCAGCATCTCTGTATGTTGTGTATCGTCTGCATTTTTCTGCAGGTCTCTCATCAGATGAATGATACATTCGATATTCGTGAAAACATATTTGGGATTGTAATTCACTTTATTATGATCATGCATCACTTTGGTATCTTTTTTCAAAAGATTCAGCAAGCCGTCTTTATCTAATCCAGCCATATCTTTATTCTTATGTGCGAAATAGAGTGCTATCGCTTCATCGCCGTAGTATCGCAGACAGCCTCTTTCCGTCATGATCATGATCACAGTATCATCCCAGTAGATCAGATCCCTGGTGAGCAAAAAGCGACTCAATTCTTCCCTGAACGGTACAAGGCCTTGTGCTGCCCGTTTTTGAACCTTTGCAACATATCCCTCACACGGATTCACTTCATCTCCGGTAAATCCCTTAATAAAAAGCGGGATCTTATTGATTGCGGCATTTGTCGTGTTTATCAATGACAGGATCGTTGCCTGTACATTTGCATCATATTGACAGTCCCCGCGCAGATTCGGATCATATTTCGTATGAAACAGCGCACCGCAGCTACGACATTGACACTCATAATAACGGTGCTTGATCTTTTTCGTGACCACTTCATATCCGATCTCATATTTATCTTCATAGTTTCCGGTATACTTATAACTCCGGCATTCGCATCCCGGACAGATATCATCTTCCTCAAGCTTATGCTCTATGATGTCTGTAAGTTCTGCCTCTGTTGGCGTCTCCAACACATATTTCTTATGCCCATATTGCCCACCTTTTTTTCTTCCAGTCTTTTCTCTTGTATTCGGAATTCTTTTTTTCTTATTGATCGGCGTTTGTGAAGTTGGCAGACCAGTATTATTACCATCATGATTTCTCAGGGCTTTTTCATGTCCCAGTTCCACTAACAGTTCCTTGATCTGGCGGTCTCTTTCATTTAATTCTTTTGTGTATCGCTCACTCATTTCAGTAAACTTTGCATTCCATTCGATGTTATCCTTTACCCGAAGATCTTTCAGCCTTTCATTTTCTGTGATATATTTTTTCAGTTTTCTCTGATACTCATTCAGCCATCTTTCGTTATCGCTGAACCATTGGTCTCTTTGGCTTTTATGATGAATTTCTTCATTCGCGAGTTCTATCTCCATCTCCCGGATCTTTCGATCTTTTGCGCGTAGAATCATTTCATAATCGCTGCGAAGCTTTTTATATTTTTCACCATTTCGGAATGCCTGCAGATCCTGCTCCAATGCTTTTATCCGGCATAGTAATGTATTTATATATAAAGATGATTCCTCGGGCATCTCTGATCATCACTCCGTTCTGGAAAGTGTTTGTATTGCACTGTTCATCAGTGTTTTTAGTCTCTTTATTTCTGTCACATATTCCTGTATGATCTTATCTTTCTGGCGACACTCCAACATAGCATCTTCATACAACTTCCTATAATCAGGCGTTTGTCCACCATTAGAAGTTTTTGTTTCTCCTGCCTCCTTTTTCTTACGCCCCCGCTGTTTGGTGGAAGGAATGAGTTCGCCGGTTTCCGGATCTTCTATGCCAAGATACTTACGCACCGGGCGTGACTGCTTTGTTTCAGGATCATAGTGTGATGTAGATTCATATAGTGTCACTACCCCTGTTTTTTTATTGGTGTATCGAACGATAGACATTTGCATATCCTCCTTATGTGTTGGTACTATATATTATATATCATACCACTATATTTGTCAATAATATATTGGTACTTATTATAAATAAATACCAACAAAATAGCAGTTGCTCTTTTGTCAAAAAGAACAACTGCTTTGCATGTCGGCAAAAGCCTTATTTTATTGAGGTTTAGACATATTTAATCATGAAACAATCAAATACTACCAACTATTTTTTACTGTGAATAGTAACGCGCAAAAAGAGACCGGATTGCTCCGATCTCTATCCTTTTTATCCCTCAATCAGTTCTTTCATCTTTTGGTAACTCTTCGGCCCATAGGATCCATCTGCTGCCAGTCTGTACTTTGTCTGCCACGCCTTCAGCGCAGCCACGGACGCCGGTCCAAACTTTCCATCTTCTTTCAGTCCGCAGCCGAAGCAGTTCAGGTTCTGCTGGAGCAGTCTGGCTTTCTCTCCTGTCGCTCCTCTTTTGATCGTAGGCAATGCCGCCAGCATCTGATCCTGTTGCACCGGTGCAACTCCGCCGTTTAATCTTCTGTTGACTTCTGCTGCAATGGATCCGTGCAGGTTATACAGATAATCACCGGGGCACGCCTTATTTGCAAACCATCTGTGCGCCACCATATTCTGCTTGTCATACTGCCCCACCAGCGACTTGTCTGCCTTCCATTTGAGTTCCGGTATGTTGTTCCGTCTGCAGCAGTCTTCCAGCAATGCAACCAGCGCATCCAGTGCCGCATTGGATACATGCCAGTCCGGTTCTCTTCCATCATTGGCCACTTCTATCGTGATGATATGATCATCGACCACTCTATTTGATGTGCATTGTGATCTATAGTCCTCCGGCACATAACAGCCTATCAATCCATCAGAACTTATCCCGTAATTGCTGGATGCTTTCCGGCTCTTGTTCGAAAAATGATTTCCCAGGGATACCACTGTGGCATTGCACGCCATGCAGTGTACCCCGAAGCCCACTATATCAGATGTCCTTTTTTTCTTGTTCGGCGAGATCATCGTCACTCTCGTCAGATTGCTCATTATCATGTTCCAAATCCTCCGGGAATTCATCAACTACGGGTACTGCTTCCGTCTTTGTTGCCAACTGTATCATCTTCCGTCCCTCCTACATCTTCCGTTTTCTTTTTCAGACTCTTGATCATCTTTTTTAAGAACGGTGGCACAGGCCCTCCGGCGTCACTGATATTTTCTACGATCGACAGCATTTCATTGAACGCAAGCCACAGAGCCACGACAATCGAAACAATGAAGGGCTGTTTGAAATCCGGACGAACCTGCTGCGCTGCATAGTTTACCAGCACATCCAGGAGCCACCCCATAGCGATCAGCAGATACATCAGCACCTTTTTCTTCAGGCCATTGAAACCTTTCAGACTGTCAATTTCCTGCCCCCTTTTGGGGGCGGCGATCAAAGCCGTAGCATAATCGATCACGTTACAAGCCAAAAGAACATATACCGGTATAGCCAAATTTCCAAGCCACGCATTAACCCCGGCAAATACTCCTATGATCACCGCCTGTATTTTTTTCATCTTTTCCTCCGTTAAAAGGTTTCTGTAGATACAGTCTCTTTGTTTTCTTACTATGCGCACATAATACGCATATATTGATTTTTGACAGCGTCTTGATTGATGTTACAATATACCATTGTTGTATCCAGTTTTTCGTGTCCAAGGATCTGCGATACTTCTTCGATCGTCATTCCTTTTCTGAGCAGATTAGTCGCCAGTGTTCTCCGGAATCTGTGTGGATGTACCTTTTCTATTCCGGTCTTCTTTCCTAGTTCCCGAAGCATCCTCTGGATCGCACTCACTTCCAGCCGTTCATATGGCTTCCGATTGCTTACAAACAATGCAAAATCGCTATCTTTTCTTGTTTTCAGATACATTTCCAGGTAATATGCCGCCGTATTTGATATATATACGCGCCGCTCTTTTCCGCCCTTGCCGTAAACCTTGACCACCTTATTGATCATATCTATGTCTGATCGATTCAGCTGTTCCATCTCCGATACTCGCATCCCCGAAGCATACAGCAACTCGACTATCGCCAGATCTCTTGCATTCTCTGTGGCCCTGCGCAGTTGCTCTAGTTCTACATCCGTGAACGCTTCTTTTATGACCTTGTCCACCTTGATCGGACTGATCCCTTTCATCGGATTTTTCTTTATCAGGTTCTTACTATGCATCCAAGTAAACATTGCTGATAGATAATTCCGTACGTTCCGCAGGTATGTATCTTTCGCACCTCTGTATTTCATCATTGATAGATACATAAAGACATCGTCTTCGGTAATCTCCGGTATCGGCTTCTTCATCTCGTCCAGAGCCTTATCCACGATAAACTTATACTGTTTCAATGTCCGGACGCTCATCCCTTCGGTTGCCTTCCAGGCAAAGTACCTCTTCAAAAGTTCAATGTTCTCTGTCTGGTACGGCAATGCGATTTCTGTTGACTTCTCCACAACATCGTAATTCTTCAGACACTGCGCCATAACCAGTTTCAATTTGTCAGTTTGTTCCCTGCTGAGACAATCAGCCATTCCGGCCACAACATCCAAAATGATATCCATTACTGATCACCTTCTTTCAATTCACCATACTTACGGCGATATGTCAGAAGTCGCCTGATCAGCCCCGGAACATATGTCGGTGGTTTTCTCCGCTTCGTCTCCCAGTTCTGAATCGAGTCGATCGGTATATCGAAATACTCCGCAAACTCCTTCTGCGTCATTCCGGTTTCCGATCTCATTTCTTTGATTTCTTCCATTGGTCTTTCCTCCTTTCGTTTTTCTTCATTCTACGCCATTGGCGTATCTTTGTCAATAGAAAAACGAAAGGATTTCTGACCGTTAAAAAACTGCCCTTTAATTGATTAAGTAGTTTGAAATGGAATATTTGTCATATCAAGCCAGCCAATTCTTATGTTTTGGGCTGACTTTGCGTTAATAATAATACTATCCGCGCCATCGGATTCTACCGTATTAGGGCTATCAAGTGAAGATCCGTGATTACATATTCCAAAAAGACAAAATGCAAAGCTGTGAGTAGGTATAGTGCCTTCAACAAGCGTCATAGTACTACGATTGAATATATTTTGACCCGCACTACATGCCACAGTAAATACTCCCCTAATAGGAACCTTTGATGTTACGTTAGTTAAACCACTCTTTAATGTAGCAAGTTCTCCAGTGATCTGGATCTCATCCACATCAGATGCAGACCACGCTCCGGAGTGATTTGCCTTGAATCTGTACAGCTTGCCATTCTCGATGCAATAGTTTCCGATCACATAGGATGCCGTAGAATCAAAGTCATCTGCCACGATTCCTGTGTCTGCCTTTCCAGCCAGGGCAGAATATATTCCGCCACTCTTTACGGGATTGGTGCTGTTTTCCGTAGGCGTATTATCAAACGTCAGCGTATCCTGCTTGCCAGCAAGTGCCGTCTCAACATCTGCAAAGCTGTCAATAGACTCACCATCTTTGATTGCGGCGATCGCATCAGCATTTGCCTTTCCCTTGTTTCCTGCATACGCTGTACTGCTGGTTTCGCCGAGTGCCAAGCTCTCCGAGATTTCCACAAAAGTGGAACCACTCCAACGATATGTTTTGTTTGTCTCCAGCTCCACATAAATTTTCCCAGTTTCTCCGGCGACTTCCGTAGTGTGCTGCGCATCACTATACCATTTTTCATTGTAGAGATATCCCTCAACTGTATCATCCACATAGGACGGTAACTGTGCAGACGGAACTTTTCCGTTTGAGTCCAGTTCCGCAACACCACTTGCTACACCTACAGACGTTTTATCTACTTTTCCAGCAAGCGCAGTATACACACCACCAGACGTCACCGGGTTTGTGCTTTCACTTGTCGGTGCATTATCAAATGTCAGCGTACCCTGCTTTCCAGCAAGTGCCGTCTCAACATCTGCAAAGCTGTCAATAGACGCACCATCAAGTATACCGGATACTGTGGTAGCACTGGCAATGCCAAGGTCTGCCAGAGACTTATTCCCGGACAGCGTAGTACCTGCGATCTGCGGTTTGTTATTCAATGCATCATAATCCGATGTGCCACTTCCGCCACCTTCCACGGAATAGATATCATTCCCGATCTTTAATCTTTCCAGTGTTCCGGTGGTCGTGCCCTCGCTCGGGTTCGCCTCCGGCATCTGGCCTGCTATGTCCTGCAGCAATGCTTCTACTCTGCTCTTCGGCGGCTCCAGTTCATTATTCGCCCCAAGCATGTTCTGCAGGATCGCTTCATTTCTGCTCTGCGGTTTGTCAAATGCCATTTTTCTACCTCCTAAAATTTATGGTGTTGGTGGATCATACCACGAAGTATCGATGATATAATCATAATTGTACAGCCTTACGAGTTTATATGCACAGAAGTCCCAACGCACACAGGAACTTCCATTGCCATATCCGACATCCTGAATCAATCCTCCGTATACCATATCTAGTTCCAGGCTATCATCTGCTTTTCGAAGTGTATCTACTCCGGCAACCATATATACGTGTACGCCATCCGGTTTGAATATACCGATGGCGGATTTCTTTCCGTTCTGATGCAGTGGCAGGTATTCCCCCTGTTCCGTGTAAATCCACATTGACAGATCTACATCATATAATCCAGGATCGTTTGCATCGACATACGGCAAGCACTTGTTCCAAGCCATCTCTAGCATCAGCCGGTCGTTTGATTTCTGTCCGGTGTTTTTGTCCATCAGTGGAATGAATGCTGCAGAATAACTAGGGTTGCCACTATGTTGTGCCTTGTCATACCCCCATGGAAGTGTCTGCGTTATTTCAAAAGCATTACACCCAATATCGTGACCGCTATAATCTTCATTGATGCCTGCCACATAGTAAAATACATCGTAAAAGAATGTATCCTTGTCACAATACGGCAGAAAACCATTGACGGCCTGCACCGGGAACACTCCCGGACTATTCCACCACCATGGTTTATAAGGTGGTGGGACTTGTCCCAGGCTGATCTGCCGTCCGAATAGATATGCGCTTGATATATTCATGATAATGTTCCCCCAGTTACTCCAAATGCCACACCGAACGAATGTGATCCTGCAGACAGTTGACTTGTTAAGAAGTCCAGAGTCAGTATATGCTGTCCATCATCATAGTATTCAATGAGCGGATCGTTCGGATTGATTTCTGTACCATCCACATTGTAGATAACGTGCAGATGTACCATGTCCTGACCATCTCGCGCAGTCTCAAATGTGATAGTAGAACCGAAGCGCACTCTTGTTGCTTTTTCAATTTTGAAATAACACGCCATCACAATCGCTTCGCCACCTGCAGATATGCTGCTAGTGCTCTTCACTTGTGGCTCCACATAGTCATATGTGATCTCGTCAATCTTGTCATTTGTCTCTCGGATCTTGGCATCCGTCTGGACCTTCTCACGCTCAATGGCTTTGCCGTTGCTGTCTGATTTCTTATCCGTAGTGATGACGGCATCCAGGATACTGTCCTGCACAGATCCGACCGTCATCGTTTCGTAGCGTTCCAGCAGCACATTGTATTCCAGTTTGACTACTTCTGCCTGGATTGAAACGCCCAGCGGTGCATAATATACCGTAACCGTATCGCACAGATTGACCGGTACATGATTATCTTCGTCAATAAATGCTGCCTTGATCGTCAATCTCGGGATGCCCAGGGTGTTCTTCGTCAGATATTCCTGCGCACGCTCCCGCAATTCCGACTCGCTCGGTACATCACCGAAATACTTGGTCAGGTCCAGAGACTGAATGCGCTGATACGGATATACCTCTGTAGTCTGTACCGTTAGAACCTTCTCCGTCAGTTCAACATATTCATCGCCGGAATAAAACGGATAGATACCTGTGATGACCTTGTCAATGTTCTCTTCCTGCTGCATCGATGTGATGTTCTTGCCGTAGCTGACAACCTTGCCACGGTTCGAACCTCTGGCGGTATTGATGTATACGTTGTACATATCCCATTCAATCTCGCCGCCATACAGCTCCAGAAAACTGCCTTCCATTCCGCCGATAGCATTCCGGATACTTGTCGGTGTCTCAATCTTAAACGGAGTGGCCGATGTGATGTTGGTCGTGATCGTGAATGGGCAAGTAGTAGATGCATTGCTTTTCATACCTGCCGCCGCTTCATTCGGTCCAGCACCTTCAAACGGTGATGTGATGATATTGGTCAGTTGGTAGCTGATATGCTGCGCCAATACTGTCACACGGCCGCCGGATGGCTTCGTGATCTTGTAGATCCTGAATGCCTGGTTGTTTTTTCCTTCCGCCGGCTGTGCAAAGATGATGCGTGAATGCGTGATCTCGGAGTAGTGCACTCCGGTGATCGGATATACCATCTTCAGTTCATACTGGCCATTCCGTTCCTCGGTAACGATGCACGACAATGCATCCGACAATCTGCCGATGCCGTTCGAAGTGAATGTTGTCTCGGTTTTATCAAACAGAATAGGGATCACAGTATCCACCACCTCGGTGTTATCGTTGCACTCGTCAATGTTCCAATGCTCACGCTATTAGATCCGGGCACCAGTTCCGGGAACTTCCCGCCGTCCAAAGTTATATTGGCGTTCATATTCGTGCTTCCACAATATGCTTCCATCGTCTCGCAGTCGATATCAATGTATGTCTGGTTGTTTGCGATCGCGATGACTGTTGTGCCGATCGTCAGTGTGCCGTTTCCTACCACCCGGATCAGTGGCTTTGCAGTCATCAGCGTTGGATTGCTGATCGTGCCTGCTGCCGTGAATGTCGTACCGGTTTCCCCGCTCTTTAAGAACCTTTGCGGTTTACAGTTAAAAACAATATTGAACTCACCGGCTTTCAGGCTTTTCAGCGGTTTCACATCGAGACCGCCCTTGTATCTGGCCAGGCGGAACTCATCCGGATGGTAGGTATCTTCCAGCCTCTGATATCCAACCTTGCTCAGTATGGCGTTGCGGAAGTTCTGCATGTTTGTCGAGAAGCTCTCTGCGATAAATGCAGGGTACTTCACATCAATGTTCTTGTACCGCTCGTTGTCCAGGAATATATCTCCATTGCGTCCCGGGATGCTCACATTGGCGCCGTCGCGTTCCGGGCTGTTAAAGGTGCCGTTGCCGCTGATATAAACCTTATATGTCCGGCAGTCTGTACCGCCGAATGTGATCCAGTTCTTGATCGTCATCTGTATATGCCCTCTTTGCTGTTCAGCTTATCGTTCAGCCGTTCCTCAACTGCATTGGCCAACTCTTCCACGCTCTGTCCTTCCGTTCCGGTCACATTGATCGTGATATTGCTGTTATTGTTGTATGTGTTCGCATTGGATGTTGTATTCTCTTCGATCTGCGGTGTCAGGCTGTCCATTGTATTTTCAATCTTCGGCAGGTAGCTTTTGAAACCTTCATCGAAACCTTCTGCCGTCATCTCGCCGAAGTACTCAAACACCTTGGAGGGACTGCTGATCTTCATCTTTGAACGGAAAGTATCTGTTATTGTCTCCGCGAGTTCCCGCGCTGCTCTTGCCGCCGCATTCGCTCTTGATTCCATACCATCAATGAAACCGTCAACTGCATCCCGGCCAAAGTTGTAGAATATACTATCGTCTGCTCTGTTCTCGAAAGTCTCCGCGATCAGATCCGCAGTGTCTGCAGATGCTTCTTCCGCTTCGATTGCCGCCTCTTCGATACCGTTGATCAATCCGAGTACGGCATTGATGCCGATCTCCTTCATCCTAAGCGACGGCGAATGCGAGTCAAGTGATGTCTCTGCTCCATCTGCCAGTTCGTCACCGATATCCTGACCTGCGTCGTTGACATCCTGGAGCGAGTCCTCGATCCCCTTGGTAGTTCCTTCCACCGCGTTCTGTCCGATCTCACCAAACATCGAACCGACTTCTTCAGCAACATCCCGCGCGGATACTTCAAAGCCGGATTTCATATACTGGTTTGCTTGAAGGCCAACTTCTTCGTATGTCTGTGCCACCTCTACGGCAGTTTCTGTCGGCAGTTTCATCGCTTCGGCATACATCCTATTCGCCTCTGCGAGTTCCTTATCCGTCATTTCCAGGAACGCTTTTACATATCCGGCTCCCTGCGGTCCCATTTCTGCCAGACTCTGCAGAAGTCCTTCGTCGATACCTCGGGCAGCGAGTTCTTTCATATCATCCGCCCAGTCCTGCATGCCCGCTACCTGGTCGGCCATATTCTTCAGCAGTGTTTCTTTATGCTGTTCTTCCGCCTTCTCGTATTCATCCCACAGAGACATCTGGCCACGCATAGAGTCGCTGACCGCTTTCAGCAGATCATCGTAGGCTTCTTCCGTGAGTGATAACTGATAATCTGTCGTGCCTGCATAGGATTCAACAGCAGCCTCTGCTTCGGCCATCGTTTCATTGACATCATCGATGCGTCCATTCACTATCTCATATTCTGCATCGAGTTCATTCAACCGGCCCTGCAGTTCGTCATACGGCCCACATACTTCAGAGCACCGCTTTGCTTCTTCCTGCCGTGCCCAGTCTAACTGCGTCACCAGTCCAAGCTGTTCTGCATACTCTTCCGTCATGGTGTTTTCCATAGAGTTCAGCTTGTCCAGTGCATCGTGGTAAGCCATCTGTGCTTCTGTCTGGCGTTCCTGCGCTGCTGTATACTCATCCTGAAGTTTCGCCATCTCGGTCTCTACCTCGATGCGTTCCTTCATGATCTCGGTCATGTGTTCCTGGTACGCTGCTGCCTCTGCCTGCGCCCAGAGTGCTTCGGTATTCCGCTGCAGTTCTTCCGTGGACTGGCTTAACGATATCGTCTCTTCGTTGTAATACAGGCACAGATCCGGGAGCAGTGTGTTCAGTTCCTCCACGATCTGCTTCGCTCTCTCCTGCTCACGGACTACCTGTCCGGAACTGTTCTGATAGGATTTCAGTTCATTGATCAGATCCGTCGTATGTTTCTTTTGGATGTCAATGTTCTGAATGTCTTCCTTTCGGCTGTCTGCTGCCTTCTTAATCGAGTCAGAAACATTCTTTGCGCTTTCAGCCAGTTTCTTCTGCTCTTCTGTCAGTCTGCTGGTCTCTTTGACGCTATCGTCTGCCAGGGCGCTGTATGCGATCATTCCGGCTGTTAGCGCTGCGATGCCTGCCACCAGAATGCCGATCGGGTTCGCGGATGCCACCGCATTGAAAGCCGCCTGCGCTGCCGTTGCGCCTTCTTCCGCTGTCGTGTATGCGATCCACGCCGCCTGTGCCATCTGGATCACCGGTGCGATTGTATTCATTGCAAGATTAGCCGCTACGATACCGGAAACGAGCGCCGCAATGGTCGGGAAATTGTCCAAGCACCATGTCGCCGCATCGATCACCTTCGGCAGCAGATCTTCCGCCAGTTCCGCTCCTCTCTCAATAAAGTCGCCAAGAGAGTCCGACATCTTGTTGAGTGATGCGTTCATATCGCCTTCTTTGACGGCCTTGTTGAGTCTTGCCACCGCGTTCGTGGCTGTCTCCACGCCACGCTTCAGATCTTCATCAAATACTTCGTATGCAGAGATCCCCAGTGCCTCCAAAGTGGAACCAAGGATCGTGATCTTTCCCTTCAGATTATCGTTCATGGTCTCTGCCATGTTCGATGCTGCTCCGGAACAATTCTCGATCTCCTTATACAGAGCGCCAAACTCTCCTGTGGTGCTCTTTAACAGTGCGTTCACTGCAGCGATGTCTGTCTTATTGAAGATATTCTTGATGGCCTGTGTCTTTTCAGCCGTGCCCATGCCGGACATTGCATGATTCAGGTCGATCAGTATTGCTTCGAGACTGCGCAGATCACCTCCGGAAGTTACAGTCTCAACCCCTAATGTCTTCAACTGCACTGCCGCATTCTCTGTCGGAGCAGCCAGTGAAAGCAGAACATTACGAAGATGCGTACCGCCTTCCGCTCCCTTGATACCGTTATTTGCCAATACGCCCAGGGCGGTGTTCATCGTTTCCAGGTCAACACCTGCAGAAGAGACCGCACCGGCGCATACCAGTGTCGCTTCACCGAGCTGTTGCACGCTCGTATTTGACTTCTGGGACGCTTTTGCCATCTCATCGATATAATTCTGCAGTTCGCTCGTTTCCATCCCCAGAGCGGCCATAGAGTCCGTCACCAAGTCGGACGCGGTAGCCAATGACATACCGCCTGCTGCCGCAAGGTCAAGTACCTTCGGCAGTGTCGCCGCCGCTTTCTCTGCATCGTATCCTGCCAATGCCAGATAGTTCAGTGCTTCGCCTGCTTCCGTTGCGCTGTACTTCGTGGCCTCGCCGCAAGCCTTCGCAGATGCTGCCAGCAGTTCGTATGCATCAGAGCCTTCCTGGATCTCCTGCGCGGTGATTCCCATCGTAGCCGCCACCTGTGACATAGATGCCTCGAACGATGATCCTACCTCGATCGCACTCGTTGCCACATTCTTGATACCGTTCGCGAGTGCTTTCAGCCCTTCTATGATGACCTCTGATGCCAGGTTTGCCTTTAAGACATCCCCGAATGCACTGATATCTCCCGACGATTCGTTTGCGGCGTTTCCCACTTTCTTGATCTCGCCGGAACTCTCATCTGCTTCATCGCCGACGGAATCGAGTTTCTTGGTGGTATCATCAAGTTCACGCTCTAATCCGAGCAGACCGGTCTCTGCTTCGTTACACTTTGTCTGGTAGGTCTGCATTTTCTTTCCTGCAGACTCATATCCGGCTTCGCTCTTTGCCAGTTCATCGCGGAGTTTATCAACCGCCTCCGCCTGCTCTTTGATTGCTTCTTCGGATGCCTCGCTGGAAGACTGCAACTGCTTCAGCGTTGCTTCTTCCTTCTCCAACTGCGAGCGTACTTCCTCGGATCTCTTGGCATACTCCTGCTGCGCTTTGGCGGAGTTCTCGACCATCTTCCGATGCTCTTCGTATTTCTTCCGCTGCAGTTCGACCTGCTCCGTGAGAATGGCCTGCTTTTTACGCAGTGCCTCTTCGGAGTCTTCCATCCCCTTGAATGCCGCCTGCGTCTTTTTCATTTCGGACTGTAGCAGTTTCTCCTCTGCCGCAATGTCCTTCAATGATTTGTTATATTCATTTACGCCTTCCAGGACTATCTTTGTCCCGATCGTGCCCTTCTTAGCCATCTATCTATCCTCACAGATCATCAATATCTGCCGTCTGCTCTTCTTCGGCGATCATATAGGTGGATCCCTTTACAATCGCGTTATGGTGTTTTTTGAATTCTTCCAGCATATCGCG